AGCGTTTGTTAATGGTATTTTGGAAAGTAAAACATACGTTGTTGAACAAGACGGTTCATTTGGAGAAGTATATGAAAATTTTGAAAAGTCTCTCAAAACTATTCCAAAGCATGATATTGAATCTTATCTTCGTAAACAAATCATAAAATTTATCAATAGTATCTAAATAATAATATGCCATCTAAAACGGAAAAACAAAAAAAATTCTTTGGTGCTGTAATGGGAGCCAAAAAAGGACAAAAAGGTGTATCAGGTGAAGCTAAAAAAGTAGCCAAAGAAATGCCAAAAAAAGAAATTAAAAAATTCCTCAAGACTGAAAAAGAAGAAGATGAACAATCTGTGACTAAAAAAATGAAACAGGGAGGTGGCAAAACTGTTTTTGAAGGACCTAAAGTGGAAGACCGTAAACGATTTGCACCAGCAACTAAAGTTGAGAAACCCAAAAAAGGTAAAGGTTCTTATGATCGTAAAAAACCCGAAGGACTCAACGAGTCCGCATCTATCATCAAATTTATTGAAGCTATCATGACTGAAGATCATGCAAAGGCTCATAAATATTTGAAAGATACCATCAATCACAAGATTCAAGAGAGAATTTCCAAAGAAATTGAAAAACCTTTGTTCTAAAATATAAAAAAGTTATATCGAATCTCTAAATAATATTATGAAGAAAAACAAACAGAATCTTTTCTCTGAAGACGTTCAAGCAAGTCTCGGTTTATCCGATACATCAGTTAATGCTATTCAAGAAGCTTTGGAAGCTAAAGTAAATCTTGCAGTTGAAGCTGCACTGGTGGAACAAGATGAAGTGTATGCTGTTAAATTGGGATCAGTTATGGAATCTCTTGATAAAGATCGCACCATCAAATTGAAAAAATTGATGGAATCTTTTGAAAAAGATAAAACAGCTAAACTCGTTAAAGTTGTTAAGAAATACGAGAGAGAGCAACAAATTGATTTGCTAAAATTCAAAAAACAAATCACAGAATCTGTTAGTGCGTTCTTGGAAGAATTTTTAACTGAATCGTTCCCTGAAAAAGACATGGAAGCCGCAGTTAAAAATAAAACAGCATATTCTGTTTTGGAAAATCTTCGTAGAGTATTGGCAATTGACTCTGCTGTTATGAAGGAATCTGTTTCTGGTGCAATCTTACAAGGTAAAACCGAATTGGATAAACTCCGTAATGAAAATACCTTGCTGAAGAACAACCTTACAGTTCTCACCGAAGAAAAAAACAAGACTCAAATCAAGTTGTTTCTTGAAGCCAAGACTTCCAAATATCAAGACACCAAGAAAAATTTCATTAAGAAAGCTCTTGGCGACAAATCCTTGAAATTTATTCAAGAAAATTTCGATTACACTGTTCGTCTCTTTGAAAAACAAGAGAAAAAACAATTTGAAGTAATTAAAGAAGAAGCTCTCCAAAATCGCAAACACAAACCAGATTTCGTGAAAAATCAAAAAATTATCACGGAAGAAGTAAATAATGATGTAGAGGAGAATGATCCTTATCTGAACGTCCTTCAAACGATGGAATTCAGAAGATAATTTCCACCCCGCACTATGAGGAATTAATTCCTGAACAAATGTGAATAGAAAGTCAAATATATATGAATATCCCACAAACTGATTTAAATAGCTCAAAAATGCAACGCGCAGTCGCTAAATGGCGTAAAGTGCTGGACTATAGCTCGAACTCGATTCCTGCTATCCAGAACGAACACGTCTATAAGACTACCGCTATGCTGCTTGAGAACCAAGAACAGTGGTGCTTTCAAGAATCGAACAACGCTGGTAGTAACGGCGTTTTTGGTGCAGCTGCTTCGCTTGGCAATGGTATCGCTAATACCGATTCCTACGCTACTGGTGACGCTCGCTTGCCGAAGATTCTGATTCCTATGATTCGACGCACTTTCCCTGAATTGATTTCCAATGAGATCGTAGGCGTTCAGCCTATGGGCGGACCTGTCGGTCTTGCTTTCGCTCTTCGTTATGCCTACCAAGGTGATACTTTGAGCGATGGTGGTATCGACGGATACGCTAGTCAAGGTGGAACTGGCTCCAGTTTCGGTAATCAGCTTAAAGCTGCTTACACTGGTAGCGCTGGTCTTCCTAACGACGAACTTGGTTATCAACTTCTGGACACACGTTTCACTGGCACATCTGCTGGATTCCTTTCGGGTAACACCGAACATTGGACATTCGCAGATCAAGACCGTGGTATTGCTGAACTCTTGAGCAACTACGAATTGACGGGCAAAATCCCTCAAATCGAACTCAAGTTTGACAAAACTGCTGTTGAGGCTGGAACACGTAGACTCGCTACCCGCTGGTCGGTTGAGTTGGAACAAGACATCAAGAACATGAACGGTATCGATATCGATGGAGAACTTACGAATGCAATGTCGTATGAGATCCAAGCTGAAATCGACCGTGAAGTTGTGATGCGTATGATCCAAACCGCCTTCAATGCTGGTGCTGGTGCAGGTTTCTCCATCTGGAGTCCTGTTAGTGCGGATGGTCGTTGGACTGCTGAAAGGAATATTACCTTCTATCAACGCCTTATTATCGAAAGTGGTCGTATGGCTGCTCGTAACCGTAGAGGTGCCGCTAACTTTGTTATCGCAACTCCTCGTGTTTGCAGCATCCTCGAAATGCTTCCTGACTTTAAGGTTTACGAAATCAATGGCACCGTTTCGACGGCTGGTGTTGGTATCGCAAAAGTTGGTACTGTTGGTAGCCGCTGGACGGTTTATCGTGATACTCGGACTGAAGTTCAGAATACCTCGCTCTATAATAATCCTACTAACTACTACACTGGTCAAACCAGTGGTGTTGAGTATGCGCTATTGGGCTACAAAGGTTCTGAATACTATGACACAGGTATTATTTACTGCCCATACATCCCGATTATGGTGCAACGCACAATTGGACCGAATGATTTCGCTCCTCGCGTTGGACTCATGACCCGTTATGGTATTGTAAATAACATCTTTGGTGCTAATCTTTATTATCACCTGATCATTGTCAAAGGTCTTGGTACTGCGTTTACACCTGGTTCTGTTAGCACTTACCTGTAAGTCTAATTTAGCAGACACGCTGAACAAATTTGAAACCCGATGCACCGAAGAGCATCGGGTTTCCTCGTTTTATACCCAAGTGAATTTGTAATTACCACAATCATATATCTTATAGAATCCATTCATCTTCATATTATCCCCCTCACTCAATGATTCATCAAAGATTGGTAACTTATCTTTCAACTTATGTTTCTGGAATTGATGGCGAGAATATCTAATACCTTCACTTTTATTAAAATAATAATAATTCACAGCATCATTTTTAATTTCTTTCATACCAACACTGCGGTATATATTACCAATTGAATATCGTTTGTCTGCATAAGATACAATAGAATTTGGATTATAAGTTTTGATGAAGTATTTAAATAACTTCTGAAATCCTCCGATCACTGATGTATTCAATACATTGGCGAAGCGAATAAGTTCCCATTCCACATTCTTATCAAATCTACTCTTACCAAAAGTTAATATAGATACCAATTGATTATTGTAATAGAGTCCTAACGAAATTGAACAATTGGAATATCCTTGTAGATGATTATCGTTTAAAAATTGTTTAGTGGCGAAATTATCAACCAATTTAATTTCACACTTTCTAGCATGGATTTTATTGGGGACTTTCCCAAAATTATATCTAATAATGGATTTCCAAATCTCCCGTTTGTTACGCCATTCATCCTCAAATATGTGAAACAAACGGATACCAGACTCCAGACACTTATCCGTCTTGTATGAATGATAATGTTTGTCCTTACCTTCTTCCTCCGAATGACAAAATAAACCATTCATCTCAATTGCAATATTGTGTTTGGGAGATAGAATATCCAATTCTTTTCGTTCCCCCAATAATTTCTTATCATTTCTAATAATGGTATCATCCAATTCAGATTCCACAAATTCTCGCAATTCGCCCTCAATCTCCGATAATTGACCAGCGCATGATGGACATTTTGTTTTTGAGTGAAGGAGATTATCGGGTCTCACTTCCCATTCTCCATGTAATTCACACACAGCTTTAATATGTGTTTTATTATTGGCATATTCTTGATTGGGAATTTGATAAGATGTCAATTTCCTAATCCTTTCAATCGTTAATCTTTTCTTTCCTGAACATTCAGAACAACCATATTGTCTTACCAGCAAGTGCTTAGGGGTGATTTGAAATTCTCCGTGTTTGGGACATACGATAATTCCTTTGGTTGTATTGTTATTATATATGAATTTAGAAAAATCATATTCCTGAAATTTTAAATATTTTTCTTTCAATTCTTCCATAAATTGTTCTTGGGTTCTTCGTTTGAATCCTCCTCTTGGAACACCAGCACAGTCAGGACAACCAGAACCTTGTAAATGATGTTGCTTGGAAGTTAGAAATTCCCCATGTTCTTTGCAGATTACAACCCCTTTATCATTCTTCCTACCCAAATAGATAAATTTAGAATAATCATATCGATCCCCGTGTTTTTCTTTGAAAAGTTTGATAACCTCTTCTGTTTTGTAAATCTTTGCCATACTATTACTTAACAGACTATCAGACCAAAAACAGAAATCAATTACAAATTTTCATATTACACTAAATAATACCAATGCAATCTTTCAAACAAATCTTCCAAATCCATGAAAGTCTGGACAATCCATACCCTTGGAAGAATACGTTCAAAACCGAAGAAATCGTAGATGATTGGGATGATAGTGGAGATGAATACCCCAAAGATGTT